TCGCCGTTAAGTCTCTACACCTTCTCATTTCTGAGCTTGGCTCGGGATTGCCATTTTAAAGGTTTCCCCGAATTTGACGATTTCTACTTTGAAGATTTCTCTTCAAGCACTCAATTTACGCTAAAGTTCGCTGCCTCTGCCGTTGGGCTATATAGGGATTTAAAGAACACGCACAATCTACTAGAAACTGTGGCCCCTGTCAAGGGGAAAAACTTGGCAGTCCATAGGAGAATCGAACTCCTATTAACAGGTTGAAAACCTGCTGTCCTAACCATTAGACGAATGGACCATTTTGGTGGTCCCGATGGGCTTCGAACCCACAACCTATCAGTTATAAACTGATTGCTCTGCTCTGTTGAGCTACAGGACCACTAAAAAATATGCAATAGTCTCTGTGGGTCTTACCGGACTTGAACCGATAACCAAAGAATTATGAGTTCTCTGCTCTAACCAATTGAGCTAAAGACCCATAGAAACTACTACATATTAAATTAAATAAGCAGCGGGAAACGTATTTCCAATCTTATATAATCAACACACATTGACATATAAGTGACTTCACTGCTTAAAATTATAAAAGAACAAAAGTAATGAGTAAAGTATAATTCCAATTATATTTCAGAATATATTTACCGGACAAGAAACATATTCTTACTCTTTACTCAAAATTAATTGAGCGGGAAGGAATAATTCCTCAAATATATCTAACACACATTAGATATAAATCATCAACCGCTCAAAGCTTATAAAGAACTAAAAAAAGTGGTGCATCCGGTGGAATTCGAATCCACAACCAACAGATTAACTTACCACTTCAGCTTTCGCTGACCGTTTCCGTTGTGGTCTGGACTTTATCATCATCATTACAGATGTCAAGCGTAAAGTCTCTGAGGATTCTATCTAGGTCTAAAAATTCATTTATATAATGAACTTTTGACTTTTGAAGATTCTTGCTTTCTTTATACCTGATAATAAAAGAACTTTTATTTTCGCAAGCTAATTTAGCTGGAATAAAAAGCACCTTGTCTTGATCAGGAAGATACACGCTAAAAATATCAATGTCACTAACTTTATAAAGATATCTATATCCATTAGGTCCAGATTTCCTTAAAGGAAGCGTAGCAATTCCATTTTTTTCTTTAGCGTATTTAACTTGAATTTTTATTAACTTACTATTGTATTCGACTATCATATCTATTTTAGAGTAGTCACCAATTTCAGAAAAAACATTATATCCAAGTTTATGTAACTCTTTTAAAGTAGCAGAGAATCCAAGATTGCCTTTCTGTTTGCTATGTGTTATCATATACTATATTATACACATAAACCATCAGATTGCTAATCTTTTAGTTTCCTGCGGATTGCCCAATCTTAAACATTTTTACTTTTTCAAGTAGTTTAAGCTCTAAGGGGTTTCCCGCATACGGCTCGATTCATTTTATACATTTCTGTATAAACGCTCTTATTACCTAAGTCTGCTGCTCTACCGTTGAGCTACGGATGCATTAAATTTTAAAGAACATTGACAATCTATCACACTTTCTTCGATTGTCAAGGGGAAACTTAGCGGGTATCGGATTCGAACCGATGATCTTCACGTTATGAGCGTGACGAGATGACCTCTTCTCCAACCCGCAAAAATTTAAAGAACGACATCAACTTACTACAATCTGTTGAATTGTCAAGGGGTTTTCAGCTTTTTCTGCGCTTTTACCATCTGCTGAAATCACCACCTCTAGCGAACGTGTACATCCTACAACACTTTCTTCGTTTGTCAAGTGGTTCTTCACGTTTTCAGGAATTTCCGTCATTCCCGCATGAATTTCATTGTGACAATTTGCACAAATTAAAATACATTTTTTTAATTCTTTTTCGAGAAGTTCATCAGGAATATTTTTTCTACAAGTTGCATCTGAAACATCAAAACATTTTGTGCTTGGATCTATATGATGAAAATTTAAAGAATTTTGACATTTATTATAAAAGCAAATTTGACATTTCGCGCCAAATCTGTCTATTATTTTTTTCTTTTTAGCGGCTCTAATTCTTTTTTTATAACTTCTTTTTTCCTCTAAGCATTTTTCTTTATAAACTGGATCTGTATGATAACGAACCGTTGATCTATTGCATTTTAAATTTTTTGCAATTTCAGTTATGCTTTTTCCTTGAGAAAATAAATCGTTAATTTGCGCCGATAAATCAGAATATTCCATTGAATATCATAAAAGATATTCGGAATATTTAAAATAAAAAAGTGAGCCTCCAGTCAGATTTGAACTGACAAAGGATAATTAATCCATACTTGTTTACAAAACAAGGCCGATAGCCATTTCCGGTCATGGAGGCTTTAAATTTTTATTTACCAACTAACTTTTGAATTGCTCAAAGAGATATCTTCATCTTCTTCTACACTAAAATCCAATTCAAGGCAAATATTTTTAATTTCCTCACAAGTAATATGAATACCCTTCAAATGAGATTGAATTTCTTTAATACTAGGCTGCGACCCTGCTTCATTACGAATTTCAACATAATTCTTAATAGCGAAGTAAGTAGAATCGCTATATTCATAACCTTCGTTGATATTGCAGCCGCAATCATCGTCGCAATCGTTTTCATCATCAACATCGATTTCTTCATCGGTATTGTAATATGGCTCATTGAGCGGAGCTTCTTCCTTAATGCGCTCAAAAGGAACTTCACCAATGACCTTGTATTTAGAAACACGAAGCTTCTGAAAATTGCAATCAGTAGGTACACTAACTGCATTTGAAGGATCGAACTCAACCATCATAAGATGACCGTTATTGCCAGCCCAATCCTTTGCATAATCGTAACTACCAACGTGCAAACCGTTAGAACAATGATTGTCCTTATTATCATCAACACAATTGCGAGCGACTTCGATAATCTCACCAATCTTGTTCAAGATGCAGCCGTTTTCATTCACAGTGCCAGTAATAACAATCGTATTCTTATTACCATGCTTTGAATAATAATTAGTATCAACACCCTTGTACCCAATAACATTGCCGGTTTCAGTCAATGGCAAAGTCTTGTAAGAAAGAAAAGTGTACAACTGATCGACACTGTTCTTGCTAGGATTGAACATAAGCTTCTCAATAAAATTGAGAATAGGTTGAGCATCCTTGGCTCCTGAGCGCAAAAACTCAAGCAGCTTATCAATTACAAAACCCTTCAGTTCGTAACTACCGTAATAAACCTTTTCGGCAAGAACCTTGATACTGCCGTGAGAAAAGTCTTCGATCTGCTTCTTAATATCAAGAAAGCGACCAATGTTTTCGTATTCTGCATTTAGCAGAGCATTCTTCAATCCAGTATAATTGGGATTGTCGGTATTAACCGTATAAGGCTGACCTTCCCAAATGACCGTGATTGCGTTGCTAGTGACAATATATGCTGGCTTGTTCATAATATTTTTTACACCTTTATTCTTCGACTATGCTAACTCAAATTTTCGAAAAGTCAACAGAATTCTGCTGATTGATGAAGGAAATGTACTCTTTAAATTTTACTTCATTTTTGTCGCGATCAGAATGCCAAAGATCGCGGTGAACTTCAAGCATGGGATAATTTTTATAAATTTCTTCAGTGGCTTGATTTAGATATTTTCCGCAGATAGAAACTGGAGTTTCATTGTCGTGGGACATATTAATTTTAAGACTCTCCAATACATGCCGCCATTTTTTAATAAAATTAGCGAATTCAAGCATATTTGCTTTTTTAAGAAGTTCTGAACAAAAATTCAGTTTGTAATCATATTTCTGACAAGTAATAATATCTGCGACCATGACAGTAAAAGTCATAATATTATATGCATCATCAGTCTTGCAAGAAATATATTCAAGAATCAACGACTTAACTTCATCAGTGCAACTGTTCCATTTATCTTGGATATACTTAATAACATCAACGAAGTCGGCGCGATTTTTAAATTTAGTAGTCATAGCTACATTATTTGACACTGCATAAACAGGAGTATTAAATAATAGGACTACTTCACTAAAAAAGCGGCTATTGAGTTTATTCTTTTCGTAATAAAATTGTGAATACTGATTAATAGGCTTTCCATCAGAGATGGGAAAATAAAGCTTAGTAATGGAAGTATCGTTGATTTCTTGAGTAAAAGAAGTTGAAGAGCGAAAAGCGGAACCTTCAACCTTGTAAAAATAACTAGGCGTGTACGAACTGGTAGAAGCTTTCTTGTTAGAAGGAAGCTTTACTGGAGCCAATTCACTAAGATTGCAATAACCAGACTTAATAAGATTAAATCCATTAACTTCTTTGAACTTGTCAACTCCATTAACAATAGTAGAGCTAATGATTGATTGATCGTGAGCAACAACGACTACAGTCGAGTATTTCTTGAGTAAATTAAATACGCGAGGAGCGATCTTTGTATTGTCAGGCATATCATTAAATACAATATAATTATTTTTATCATTAGTAATTGTATAACACTTGCTGACGCTTACGCGATCATTATTAACTAAGCTGTAAGTTTTAGCATAAACAGGAATTCGATGAGCTTTATTATCTACTTCATAAGCAGCGCGATTGAAAGTAAAAGAGGTAACCTTATACCCCTTGAATACAAAAACATCTTGCGATTCAAGCTTATCAAAGGCGTTTCGAGGAAATGTATTCTTAATTTCCTTGTAATAATCCATAGCATCGCGCAAACAATCAAATTGCGCGATCTTATTCTTGATTGAATTAGTAAATTCTTCGCAAAAAGATTTATAACAAGACTTTAGATAAGACTTTGTAGTCTTATTGTACTCAAGTGTTTCGCGTGAGTGATGCAATGAAACAGAACCAATATCAGCAATAAAAACTAGTTTATTGAGATGTTTAGTCCAAGCAAAATAAGCGTCTGAATCATTGAAATCAATGAGTTCAGGATTAATGGGATAATAAATACCTCCCATAATAATACCTTGTTCGCCAACTGACCACGAATTGTAACTATTAAGAGACTTGCGAATCTGCCAACCATTACCAATACTAAGAATTTCAGGCTTAACAATATTAGTTTGGATATTTAGAAACTTTGGTAGAATTTCAAAATTACTAAAGAAATTAGAGATTTCTTCATTGAATTTAGTTAGATCATTCTTCGCAACTCCAACAGAAATACAAATACCATTAGCTTCAGAAGTAGGCTCTGAGAATACTTCATCAATCTTAGTATCATTTTCTTCAGAAATATAAAGACTATAGATAGATTTAGTACCGTTATGATAAGAAGTAACAGTAAAACTGTCCTTATAAGATAGAGGCGCGAAGCGGCCTATTCCAAACCCGCCCACCATCTGATCAGAACCACGCTTGGTAGACTTACCAAATTTACTATATAGATTAAAAATCTGATCTCGGCTCAAACCAGAACCGAAATCACGAACAGAAAAAGTCTGATCCAAACCAGTCGGGCATTTGATTTCAATTGACTCTGGAGACAATCCAGATTCTTTATTGGCATCTACAGCATTAGCATAAGTTTCACGAATCGTAGCAAGAATCGTGTTCGAATAATTGTTTCGCAGAAGCGAGGAAATATACCTCATATCTTCTGGATCAATCGTGCAGTTTACAGTGGGAAAATCGTGCGAAGTGGCAACGACTCTATCGGCAATAAGAATTTTCATCGTGGGAACAGTCTAAACGACAGCAATCGAAACGTCAACAACTAAAAAAAATAAAAAAGTGCGCCAAAGTCGAAACTTTGGCACACTCGTTGCTATGTACTATACCTTACTTCTTCTTACCGCCCTTTGGGGCAGGAGCAGGAGTTGGGGTGGATGCTGGAGTCTTTGAGCCAGCCTTTGGAGTATTCTTTGCCATAAATTTTTAAGCGTTAGCGAAACGAGTCTTGCCTGACTTCATGGCTACAATGTTGCTAGTTGCAACGCGACGATTCTTATCTGCATTTACGTCCCAGAACGAAACGTACTTCTCAGTAGCAGAAGTGATCTTCGCGCAAAAAGCATTGCGCTTACCATTGACTGTTGCGACCAAGGTAGAGAACCTACCTCCCGTAGAATTTAGCTTAGTTACCTTATTCATATTACATAATATTCTACCGGAGATAACCGGAAAATCAAAGGATTTTTTCAAATATTTTGCACCGGCAATAAATGTAGAAAACCTTTATCCTTGTTCTTCACTTCACACTCATAAATACAATCAAGGCCAAAATCTTCTGGCGCGACAGTAATGTCATCAGCGTGTTTATTTGAAGTTCCGATTCCTTCGCTCCAATGAAACACCGGAACAGTTCCCCAAGTAGGATAAAACTTAACGAACCAATCTTTGCAAGAAATTACATTTCCATCTTGATCTTTGGAAGGATTGCATTTGTCATGCAGATTATCTAAAGTTAACGGGAAATTAAAGTTATATGTATGTCGCATGTAAGTATAAAAGTATCTATACAAATTTTGACAATTCCAGAAGCCCTTATCCTCATTTTCAAGCACTAAGCGATTACGAACTCCAACATCACAAGCAAAAAAGTTACGCACAAATTTATCTACAAACTTCTCAGGAGTTTCAAACTTAGAAAGACTTGCATGAATATTAATGGGAGCAGAATAATCTTGCGGCAATCCCATTTTATCCATTACCCATGCATGGAAATTTAATTCATCAATAGACTTTTTACAAACATCATCTGAGTTAGATCCAAGAACAACAAATTGATCAGGATGACAACTCATAGAGATGCCAAGAGACTTCGCTATTTGACCAACTTCAGCTAGTTTTTGAGTGATTCTGTCGATGTTAGGAAACTCTTCAAAAAAGATATTTAAAGTAGGATCAGTAACAAGAGGAAAAAGATTGCAAGAAATTCGGTAATGTTTAATTCCAATCTTGGCGCACTGCTTTAACGTCTCGGCAGTTACGTTGATGTTATGGAAAATTCTATCTGAAAGAAGAAGAATTCCTTTTTCGCGCTCCATTTTTAAAAATTGAGTGCGAGTCATGACCTTGAAAGCCATGTCTGGATCAGCTTCGCGCAAGGTGTTTGAGATGCAAACCAGCCCATATTTGATCATGGGCGTGACCTTAGCAAAGAAATTTTAGCCTGTCAAGCGACAGTTTCTCTGAAATCAACTTCTTCTTCCTTCGTCAACGGAGGGCAATTCTGGCAAACTCCAAGAATATCTTGAGTTTTATTTTTTGTTTCTTTTAAAAACTCCCAACCTTGCATCCAAGCGACCTTGAAAGAATCGTATGTTTGGACTTCGTTGCACTTAATACATTTACAGGTTATTGTTTTCAAAGCAGTATTCTTTTTTCGTGTTTAACTATTACTTTTGGATTGACCCAAATACTAAATCCTTTTTTAACTATAAAATGACAAAATGATACATCCTCAGTACAAATTTCTATATTTGCATGAAGTTCAGCCATCATTGGCCTAAACCAAGGATAAGGAAGATTCTCTAATACTCCAGCTTTCATCAACATGAATCCCATGCCGATGTGATCTACCTTAAATAGCTCTTTAGAAGATGATATGTCTTCATTAGATAGCCATTGAAAAGTACCATTTTTAAGATAATAATCTTCGTCCCAATGCTTAATCGCGGCAAAATATCTGCGCCTTTCATCATGTAAATAATAAAGACCAGAAGTTATTTGCTTATTTGAGTTTAATAGCTCTTCGAACTGTTCAAAATTAAAAATAATATCGCTGTCTACCCAAAGAATATAATCGTAGCTGACTTTTCCTTGCCAAGGCTTTTGATTGTTTCCTGCGGTTCCAGATCCTCCAAGAACCATATTTCTTACAATATATAAATTGGGAGAATATCCTGTAGAAAATACAACATTAATACCTTTAGAAAAGCATATACGTTGAAAATTTAAAATACTTCCTAGAAATATTTCGGAAAAGTTATTCCCCGGTATACAAACAACTAAATTCATTTTTTAGCTAATTCAAGAATTTCATCTAAAGACTCCATTACTCTAATACCTCTTGGATTGTGATCAGTATAAATAATAGAATGAACATAGCTTTTTTCAATACTAATTACATTATCTAAATTAAATAATATAGTATCGTAAGCTTTACCGTTATCGTGTTTTACGTCTAAAGCTCTTAATGGAACTAAATGGGCCATTTAATCTCTTTCTTCTTGGTAATCGTTATAACTATCGTTATTTTCTTCTTCAAAGCAATCTCTACAAACTAACGTAGAGTCTTCTGTTTCGAAGAAATCTTTTGTCATCAAGCCGCAATATGGGCAAGCTTGTTCTTTTTTATATCTGTGTAGCATTTTATGAAAGAATTAATTCTTTTAACATTTTTAAATTATGCGTTACGATGCTATCTCCGCCTTCATCAAATTCGCCTTTTCTAGCTTTTTCGACTCTATTGCGAAGATCTAACTTTATAGATTCCTCTATAGTTTGATTCAACAAAACTAAGATTGTCTTTTCTTTGTCTATCATCGCTTCGTTCTATATTACAGAACAGATAGCGAAATTTCAAAATATTTATCGCGGCAGAACCTTTAGCTGAGATTTTAGACTTCTTTAGAGTTATCATTTTTTATTAAAGTAGTTTATTTGCTCGTTTATGTTTCCCGAATAACCTTTCCATCCATAATGAATTAATTCCGCAGACTTTTCAACAAAAATTTCTCCTCCAGTTTCGCGCCAAAGTCTTGAAAATCCGTAGTCTTCGCTTTCATACTTCTTTGTTTCTGGATTAATTTCGCATGGAAATAGATTATAAAAGTTATCTCCGTATTGGTGATAAGCGTCAATATCGTTCTTATACTTTATATTTGGGAACTTTTCGATAATCTTTAGAATAGCTTCTTTTTTAATCAACATAAATCCCGTCGCGGCATATTTCGCTTTTTCGGCATTGTTTAATAATTCAGATGAAAAGTCAGTACATAGAGATTCGTAGTTATTTGGCAATTCTTTATTCATCTTTGCAACATAATTAAGTTTAGTTTTTGAAATATATTTTTTAGGATATAGTCCGCAAACTACTTCTTTGTCTCTTTCAAGCATTTTAAAAACATCTTCACTTTTAAAATTTATATCTGTATCTACAAATAAAAGATGCGTCGAATCTTTTTGATTTAAAAATCCTGCTATCGCTGCATTTCTAGCTCTAGCTATTAAGCTGTCAAAATAAATACAATCAAATCCAATAGATATATCTTTAACCATGCAATCATTGCATAGTCTCATAACGCTGAACATATAATGCACCAAAACATTATGATTATAACATATAACTGGGAAGTAAATCTTTGGCTTCATTCGTTTTTATTGTATGATAATAAAGTGAAAACTGCAATTTGTTTAAGCGGAGAATTAAGAAGTATAGATAAATGTATTGACGGATGGAAAGAAAAGATATTGCCTAAATTAGGAGAATATGACGCATTTTATTTCGCTTGGGATGACGATCCAGATAAGTCTAAATTAAAATATTTAAATCAATTAAATTTGAAGGACATAGTTATTGAACCAAGAAAAACTTTTGCTGAAAAGATGTATTCTTTAAGAAAGCGTCCTGAAGTAAATGTTCAAGGATTATTGCGCCAAACTTATTGTCTTAATAGATGTAATGATATTAAAAATAAGCATGAAAAAGAAAATGACTTTATTTATGATTGTGTAATTCGTCTTCGACCTGATATTTTAGTTGAACCTGATGCGATATTTCCAGAAGTCGCTGCATTAGATTTAAATAAACTTCATGTATTCAAGCATGACGCTTGGTTTGGTTATAATGATAGAGTTTATTTCTCTAACAGTAAAAATATGAATATTGTTGATAATAGATTCTCTTTTGTTGATGAGCATTTTTATAACAACGGCATATTTCATTATGAAATATTATTCAAAGCTATTGCTGATAAGAATAAAATAAATCCCCAGAAGCATGATTTTAGATTCAAGCTACTGAGGACTAATGGATCAGTAAGTTATTGTTGGGAAAACGATCCTTATTGGTCTAACATGTGGAATTATCCACAGTTAACTTAGTTCTTTTTTAGAAACTGCGCGTAAATTAACTTACCTAAATTAGCCGCGAACTTTCTAGCTTTTCTTTCTGGTAAATCAAAAAGATGAGCGTGAAAGACTTCTTCTATTAATACGTTAAGCTTGCGGCGAGTCAGCAATCTTGGATCAACATGAATTTGAGGGTATTCTGTATCAGGTGAATCACATAAACCAGAAGCGTTTTGCCGCCCTAATGGTTTATTATAATTAACTGTATATTCAACACCCTCAAAATTCTTAAACTTCATAATTTAATTTTAATTTCTATTCTATTCAAGATATAGGATAGGTTATAAAAAGCCTTGCTAGATTTACGAAATATATAACTAATACTTCTATTGTATGGCTTTACAAAATACTTATACTTCCAAGTATTTATAAACTCATGATGTCGCTTTAGCTTTTCATCAAACTCAATGTCCCTTTTTTTTCTTTCGGCATTGTCTTTAGCTTCAAAGTTAATTAATTTTGCTGAAGTCATTTTGCCATCAATAAATACTGTTTCGTATTCTATAAAATAATCATAATCAGTATTTTGTGAATGCTGATAATCATAAAATACAATAGTAGTAGTGATATTTAATTCTTCAAGCCATCTCTTAGTAGTTTTAAAATGACCCATTCTTCCGAATAAACTTTCGGAATTTTTATTTCCTTCAATCCATTCACCTTCATATCGATGAATAAATAATTGACCATTTTCATCAATATCGTATGATGAAAGAGCTAGATCAAGATCTTTAGTCTGAAAATCATGTGAGCCAGTATAACCTTTTGGTTCGTCTGGCATTGGTAGCCAACACTTACAAATAATAGTATCGTACATTCCCATAATTATTTATTGTTTTTATAATCAAGAATCGCTTCAAAAAAACTAGAGAACGCCATAAAGTCATGCTTATCTGCGTCATTCATGGCTTGCGTGTCTACGTTTGCTAAATAATCAGAAATGACACCTGCATAATAACTTGGAATAATAATATTCTTTCCGTCGTACTTAAGATCGTCGCTTTGGACAACTATCTTCTCATTAGGATTCTTCATGTATAAATCTTTTTGCATTTTATTCTCCTTTTTTAAATGTTTCCATTAAATCTTGCGTATGCTTTAACATCTTGTCAAGCGTAGCAATTCTATTAGAATATAGATTTTCTGTCTTTATTTGTTCTTCTTTGATTAATTTTTCAAGCTGCGCGATCTTTTTATAAGTTTCGGTGGGCTTTGTTCTCTCAAATTCTGATATAGAAGTGTTAGTCATATTTTACTATATTACCTTCGGAATTAGAATAAAAAATATTTTTTACGTTAAATTGATTTAACACGCTGCGGCAACCTGAACACGGCTTGCTGTTATTCAATTTACCATTTCTGTCTATTCTTAACACGATCATAGAATGATCTTCAAGATCGTCAAGCCCAGACTTTAAAATAACATCAAGTTCAGCATGAGTGCCGACATATCCATCATGATATGGATGTTTGACAATTTCAGGATGAGTTCTTTTTCTGTTCCAGCCAATTTTTATAATCTTATTCTTTCTAACAAGAAAAGCTATATGAGAATTATTTACATTCTTCCAATTAGTAGGACAAAGAGCGCGAGCAGTTTCAACTGCCCGTTTCAATATTCGCGGCTTCATTCATCGCCAAGTTCTATGTTTTTCTCCAATCCACTCGCTACCAGAACAACCGAAAATAGACCATTCGATATCATCTGGAATCTCTACGATTTTTAAATCTGCATCAATTCCATTCGCTTTCTTTTTTAGTTTTTTTACTGCTTCAATTAAAAGATAATTAGTTCGATCATTATCGAATGAATAAGGGCCAATTGTTTTTTTGGCGTTCTTGTCTTTTATTTTCTTTTTTATAAATTCTACAGCTTCGGAGCTAATAGAAAAAGTTCCTGAAAGGTTAATTACTACTTGCATACATTTTAATTAGTTTTTCTAGTTCATTGCAGATATTTTCAATATCTTCGGTAACTTGGCGCGGCTTAATACCCGCTTCATCCATTGTGCGATTATCTTTTCCAGTGCGCCATTCGTTGTATGCGCGAAGACGTTCGATAGATTTTTCAATCATGATTTGTAGATACGCTGATGACTTTAACGGTTATTCCATTTTTGCCATCGTATTTCGCACCATAATGACGCTTGCCTTCAAGGAAGTCAAGCACATCTTTACGAATCTTTTCAGCGTCTTCTCTAGTAAAATTCTTAGGAAGATCTAAACTTAAATAAAAACTTGGTTCATGCATAACTTATACACTATCCATATTGTAAAAATATGCCAGACATTATCAACGACAATTAATGACCACGGAGCAAGAGGCGGCTTTGTAAAATTGTTTTGTCCAATAGTTTTCATATACCAAGGTATCAATTGCCAGCGATCTTGTATGTAATGTGTTATAAATAAAACATTGAAAACGGTAACGTTCCATATATCACCCAATAAACAAACACAACTCGCCCAAATTAAACAATGAAGAACGCAAATAAGACTACTCTTTTTCTTATTCTCAGCAATAAAATCGAATTGCAGAAGATAATCTGCTACAAGATGGCCTATTATTGCTGAAGTTAAGTCCATTACATCCTCGCTTCTATATCGTCGATTGAGCCGCTTTCATTATAAATATAATCAAACATCCAATCTTCGGCATAAATACTTATATTTAATTCTTTTAATAGATTATTGTATAAAGTATGCTGCCTATTGTTCAAAGCTCTTATTTCATCGCGAGTTTGACAGATAAGATTATATTGTTCAGTTGTAAACTTCATAACCAGAGAATATCTATGTGATCTACAAATAATTGCAGACCTTGTTTTTTGCGAGTATCATGTTGTTCGCACTTCTTTATATAATCGTCCCAAGCAACCTTTTCTTCAATAGTTTTTTCTCTATTAAAGTAATTTTTATCTTTAAGATCCCATTTCATTGACTCTTCAGGAAATGGAACGTATTTATCAGGGTTAATTGTATAATCAAAAGCAAAAATCATTTCATCTAAAATCCGATTCATTTCTTGTTCGCCAATTTTTTCTGCTTTTTCACGATCTTCTTCGTTAAGATATGAATAATTACTAGGCAAAAATTTCATAGGAATTCCATACTTGCCTTTCTTTTTAAAATATTGCAAACGCGGCGCAATATATTTAGCGATATTAGTTTCTAAAGAAAAAACATCATCATCAGAAACTCCATACCGCAACTTCTGATACTTGCATTTTATCCACCAACGCAAATCGCTCCAGTTATGCTTAAATCCCCATCCAAGTCTATAAGGAAGAAAATCGATAAGATTATCTATATATTTATTATATGTATAATAATCGCCATCCGCTCCAAACAGTTTATCAAATTCTAAATCTTGTTTTTGCAATGCTTTAAAACGTTTTTCTTTTTGTTCTGGCGTTTCGAAATCAAATTCCATTTGATAACTCATAGCGTTTTATTATAAGAGTTAATATATGATTCAATGTTTTGTTTACCAATAGGATTTAAACTATGCACAACATAAGGTGGATGTTTAATATTTTTTTCAATACAATAAGATACTAACCATTTGGCGCAATCATAACCAGTTTTCTCTTTATAATTATCGTAGTTCATTGATACCTTGCCAACATCATGATAATGTTCCGTCGAAAGATCGTGATCGTAACAAACAAATTTAGGCAAACCTCTAAGACTAATGAGATCCACAAATTCATTAAAGTTGCGAACTACAGAATAATGCTGATCTTTAGGAATTTCCGCCCAATAAACTTGAGTAGGAATTCTTACATCATCTAAGAATATATTATATTTAGATATCATAATTGATTTTAAATCCAGCTTAAAGCTTCGCTAATGACAGGAAACTCATTAATGAATATATTCTTAATACCTACTGCAATTTCTCTATGCTCCTTTTGCGTATCTTCCTTCGCTCTCAATTCAATATAATGAATCCAACTGCGAAGTGTGCCAGTCATGTACATAGTGGTCTGCGTAGTTAATGGCAATACCATTCTAGCGCATTCTTTAGCAACGCCAGCTTCAATTAATGAATCATACGCTTTGAGACTGCTGTTAAGTGCATTATTGACTAATTCAATTTTTTCTGGCGACAAATCTACTTCAGCATCACCAACTTGCCTATTAGTTTTACCTTGCATTCGCCATTGAATATCTTCTAGCTTTGTAGCTACGCTATATCTTTGACTGAATTCTTGGAAAGCAAAAGATCTGTGCCTTAGAATTTGCGCGGCAATAGCTCTGCTCGTAACAATTTCGACTGTTACACTTGCCATTTCAAATGGACTCCAATGTTGATGCTTAATTAGATATTTAAGAAGTCTTGGCGCGGTTTCAGTATTCATCTGATTAGATGGATTACTTACTCTCGCGCAATACGATACAATATCTTCGGCATTATTTAATCCTTCAATTTTTGGTGAAGTTACGGCTACTAGTTTAACATTCATATATCTAAAAATTTCTTTATTTCCAACTTACCGTTGCTGACTACAATATACTCATTTAATCCGTTGTCAATACAAAGATTGTCGCAATCTGCGGGATTAACGCTGCCGTCTAAATGGTGAGGATTAACTTTACCATTTTTATGATAAGTGTGACCAACAATTTGTTTTAATCCTTCAACAGGCTGAAACTCTTGTTTAAAATCTAGCCACACAATTCCTCCAGCTTTTTTAGGGCCACCTCGACTTCGGCCAGCATAATAAAACCAATGATTTTGATCTGTTCGCACGGCAATATTTGCACGTTCTACTTCTTTCACAAGAAAAAGACTTAAATCATCATTATTTTTAATAGATGGATCTATGTAATCAGAAAATAGTCCAGCATGAGTACAAAGAATACCATCAACCCAAACGCGCCATTTAAATTTATTAGTAATATTTTGACGTTCAGATCCTAGAATTTCATCGATAGCAAAATACTTCCTGTCCTCATATCCACTGCAAATAGTATAATGATTATTGAATAAATAATGCAAATCATGATTGCCAAAAAGAGTGTAATTATTTGGCGCAGATAGATATCGCATCAAATAATCAGCAGTCTTTTTATAATCATCAGAATCATCCAAATAAAAACTATCAAACCAATCTCCAAGACAAATATTTATGTCCGCCGATTCGTGTTGAATAATCTTATTGAACTTCTCAATGTTATTGTGAAGATCAGAAAGCAATACTATTTTTTTCTTATGACTGTCGAATGTCATTTTTCTTTCGTAAGGTGTTGTGAGTTCTTTTATCTATCTTGCATTTACAGTTATCCATTTTAGGATCGCCGGGACCAATTAGCAACCCTTTCCAAGTATAACAATAATGCCAGCCCTGACTTATCTCGTCAAGAGTTAGCTGATCCGCTTCAAATTCATCTTCCACGGATCATCCTTTGGTTTATGGATTACGATAGTGTTAGCGGTTTCGTTTTCTTTCGGATTTAACCATTTTATTTTAAAATTACCATTCTCATCTCCTGCCATTTCTAACATTCGATCATTAATATGAAAAATAATACCTTCAACATGGAGTTTAGTTGTAGGCATATTAGTTCCTAATCCAACGTTGCCATGTTCGTCAATTCTTAAAGCTTCTCTACCGAGTGCTAAATCTTTTGGCGGTTGAGGAGTCTCTGCTGCTTTAACTAGAGATGGCGCGGCAGAGGCAGCAACAAAGCCTCCGAATAGAGTCTTAAAAAAACCTTTGCGATTCATGCTCATATTATATCAGTTTTCTTCCTCTTCAGCAAATTTTTGATCTGGATGATAGATAAAATCTGGGCCATCATATCCATATCCTGTATCGCCATGATCATGATAATCATCAGGGCATTCGCCATCATACATTATATCTTCAAGATATTTTTTACCACGTTGATCGACTCCATATTGAATGCTTAGTTTCTTAGGATCAAATTCTGTAATCTCACTCCAATAATAAATATAATTAAATTTCATATCATGAGACCACCAAATATTTACTTCGCCTACATTGTCGGGTTCTTGCGGTACATAATTACAACCACCACCTTCTTCAAATTTAAATTGATTCCAATCTGATGTTTCAAAGAAAGGTTCTTCGTGATTTTGAATGTATTCGTCACCGCCTAGATATACTTTTATATCATCTCTACCATCCTCAAAATCAAAATAAGGACAAGTCTCATAAACGTCTCCCCCAGAATAACATTCATCGCTTTCAATGAACATTTCCTCAAACATTTCTTTAGTTTGATCAGGCATAGGGCCAGCGATAGTGTCGCGACTGTATTCCATAGTACCGCGCATCCAGATTTTTATCTTTAACATAAATTATTTATCGTAGTCTATTTTTCCAATGACGTTTATACGAAAAGTATTAGTTACTTTTCCATCATTAGAACTGGTGATAATATAGCTTTCTTCAATTGTGCCGTCAAGAAAAAAAACGATTTTTGTCGCGGAAGTTTCTATTATTTTTAAATCGTTAGTTATCGCCGCAAGCTCGTCAGGATTTTCAATTGAATTAATCGTATAATCTTCAGAGAAAGATAGCTCAAGCTCTTTTTGATGATATGCGGCTTGATGACGTTTATTTATTAGAAATGTTTTGAGATTCTCTTTCGCTTCTTTGTATTGATCTCCTCTTAAAGAATCAAAGTTAATAACAAGCGCGGCGATCAATGATAATAATATCACTGTCGCCAACACTATTTCTATTAAAGTAAACCCTTTAGATTTACCAGACATTAGAATTTGGTAGTTTTTCTAATTCTTTTTCTCTTTCAATAGCTCGTTTAATAATAGTTCGCAATTCCATTAGTGCCGTATCATAAGAGTCACAGGCAATTTCTATGTCATCAGTAATATAGCCATGATGCAACACTCGAAACTCAGGTTGCTCGCCATAAGACCAGCGCGTTTCTATGTACCAATGGCAATCTTTATCTTTATGATGATTGCTACTAATAAGTTCGTACCACTGTTCAGAGAGTTTAACTATTTCTTTTTGTATATCAGCAGTCATGTATATTTATGCGTCGAAGGTTAATTTCTTCATGCAAAAGAGCGCGAATAGATTCAAGAGCTTCATTTGCAGATTTAAATTCGTGGCCGTATTTTATATAGCTTCGTAGTCTATCTTCAAAATGACCAATAGCAGCGACCATATCAGCAGCCTGATTAGCCATTTCGAACTGTCTCTGATCTTCAGGTAAATTGAATTCTAAGATTGCTTTCATATTTTAAAAGTTGTTCACCAATGTATTTAGTATAAGCTGGAGGAATAGCTTCGGTTAGCTCCCAACCGCGACCTGCCCAAGGCATATCCATAACCTTACGCCAAACATCGATTGATCCTTTACGGCGGCTTTTTCCAGTCACACTCATATCGCGATAATCTATTCCATTATCTTCGGCATATTTTTTAGAATATCCACGTTTAGTTATACTTTTTAACTCTGCAACAGGAAAATTACATTCAAAATATCGCGTTCTTTCAATTGGCATATTAAACATATAACCAGTTAATTTAAACGGTTCTATAAGATATTCTTTTGCTCCAGCTACATTCTCAATAATATAATATTTACCAGTGTTAATTAATGCGGTGCGAACTGGCTCAATTAATTTAGGAGTATCTTTGCCTTGGGAATAATGAACATAAATTGAATCTGGCTTTGTCGCGCTGCTATACCCCTGACAAGGAGGTGAAGCGTGAATAACGTCAAAAGAATTGAGAAATTCTTTGTCTTTCAAGATTTCTAAAACATCTCCTTTAATAAATTTAAAAGGATAACTGGGCTGATCTTTAATATCAACTCCAGTTACCTCAAATCCAGCTTGGCTATAGCCCATGCTTGCTCCGCCAGCGCAACAAAATAAATCAAGTAATTTCATAAGTCTTGAAATGAACTTACGGCATAAAAGGCGAAGAATCAAGAAAATTCTTCAAGAAAGAGTAAATTTCTCACTTGCACCTCTTAAACCCAAGGAGAAGCGCAGCTTCAGGACAAAGAGTCTTGTACCAATCGTGTTTTTCGCAGATATAACCTCTGCCGCCAGTTACTTCGCAAGTTTCAGTTGAGAGCTTGCTGTACTTATCAATTATCTGACTAGTCTTTTCGCTGCCGCCAGAAGCATAAAATCGAAGTCCTGCAAATTTTTCTTTAACTTGGGCGGCGACCACTTGTTCGCAGCCTGAGTTGTCTATTTCTTGCTGAAGCTCTTTGCACAGATTAAAAATAATATCTGCCCAGCCATCGTCGCATTCAAAATAGAAATTCGGCGCGAAGATTTTAGGATTTTGCTCAATTATTCTTTTAGTTATCTTTTCGTTCATAGCTTTATCGTAAAGAACACATCATCTTCATAACATTGAAAGAAGTCAAGCCCTGATTTCGTAATAAAGTTTTTTAAAGCGTTTTTTCCTGCTTCTCCTCCCATAACTGAAGCTATAATACCGCCGCCTTTGACTTTTGGATAAATTTTTCTTATTATATCCACTAATTCATTTACGCTTGAAGCACTGTCTATATAAATGTAATCGTAAAATTCATTATTTACTGTGTAATTATTTTTAAATACATTTATTTCTTTTTTTCTTGTTTCTCTCATAAGTTTTATGGATTCATTTTCAAAATAATCTCCACAATTAAATAATCCAATATTTGATTTTTGAGGTAAATGAAATAAAATATCACCGCGAGACTCTTTTCGTAAATATTTTTTATATGTTTGACTTTTGCCTCCAATATCATACAAAGATCCTAAAAGATGAATTAATTTAGGTTTTATTGGTTTCACAAATTCAAAAAGTTCTATATGTTTTGAAAAGCTATCATTTATCAAATCGTGAAAAAAAACATTTAATAAAGGTTGATCGAAAAATATCGCTTTTTCTTTATTTTTTTCTGTATATTCAATAAACTCTTTAATTTTAGATTTTAAACTTTTATGAAAACCAAAATTTCCAGCGTTGAAAGAAGGTGTGTCTTTTTCAAATATGGTTTTATTAAAATTGAAATGTTCGTCCGCATTGTTGATTGAATAATTTTCTATAACAGAATGGATTCTATTTTTATCTTTTTCAATTTCAATAAATAAATCTTTTGGATTTTCTAAAAATAGTATATCAGTATCTAAATAAACATAGTTGTCATGCATATCAAATTCAGACCATTCAATTATTTTGTATTTGCCAAAATATTTAAAATCAAAATCATCTCTTTTGTATTGGATAACATCTTTAAATTTTATTTCTAAATCTGTCGGAGTTATGCAAACGAGCTTAGTTTCAGAATCGTATCTTCTTAAAGAGTAATAAAAATATTTGAATAGCTTATAAAAGTTTTTATCTACAATTGTATATATAATATTTTTCATTTTTAAATTTTAAATATATTTACCCATGATCTTTCTGCAAAATGAGTTTCTACTGGATTTAAATTTTTAATGTAGTATTGATGCATTTTATTATAAAAAGATAACGGTCTTCTATGAATTAAAGTTTTATCGACGCAAAATATACTACCCCAAAAAACCATTTGTTTTTGGACATACGCTTCTCCAGATAATTCTTTCCACCAGTTTTCCAGATTATATTGTGGCTTATAATTTTCTAATTTACGATTTGGAGGCCATTCTTCAATATTAAATGAGGGTTTATTGCTATTAATTTCTCCATATCTATTGTAATTATAATTTAAAATACTATGTCCGTTTTGTAGCGTTAATAATTGATGCTTGAATTCATTAAGAGTTAATTGATAATGATCAAAATAATTACCCTGACAAAATGCTACTTTACTGGGTAAATAATTATAATGCGTCGTAATATAACGCAAAATTACTTCTACATCTATTCCAAGATTAGGCAAATTATATGTCCTATTTAAGATTTCTTGATTTATTCCTATATTGCTTCCTTTATTAAATACTATATAGTCATCGAACGTCTTAACCCACTCAATATCTTCATTATATCTAGTGATAACAGCTTGATAATTGCTCATTAAATAATTCTCCAGTTATTTTTTATTATTGGCATTCCTTTTGGACGATCTAAAGCTTTTATCAATAAATATTTTTTATTTTTTAACTATCCACCAATTTGCGCTTAATTCATTCGTTATATTTAATTCATAATTATTTTCTATACAAAATTCATTTACAGCAGGATTAACTCCAAATACGCCGAATTTATTTTCTTTATTTTTGCATTCTTCTCCACCAATTTTTACTATTTTATTTTCTGTATATAGAAATACGTCTTTTCCATTTTTTAAAAAATTTTTATTTTCTTCCCAATTAAATTTTAAATAATCGTGACCGCTTAAAACTCCTCCATTTTTTACTTTTGGAAACCATGCAAGAATATCTTTTTTTATTTCTTCATAACAATGATTCGCGTCTATATAAATAAAATCAAAAAAATTATTTTTAAAATTCTTAGAAGCTTCAATAGACGTTTCTTTAATCATTACGCATTTATTTGCGTAAGAATCTGACATATTTTTTACTTTTGCGAATGCATTTGGGTAATTAATATTGTTAGTTATATCTTCATAATTTTTAAGAGGCATCCAAACGTCAATTAAATAAAGAGTTTTAGGATTTTGTTCTAAGATTTTTTTTGAATAATATCCTTCTAAAACTCCAATTTCCGCACAAATACCATTTTTAATTTGAGCAATGTCTTTTAATACGTCTTCTCTATCTCCTTTATAAATAGTTATTTTCATTTTTAAATTATATTATATTCCAGTTGTTTTTAATAATTGGAGTTTCTTTTTTGCTTGATCTTAATAAGATATATTTTTCTGTATTAATATTTAATCCTTCAATTAAGTTTAAAATGCTACTATCAACAAGAAATAGTTGCTTTGAATTTTCTAATATTTTTAACCAATAAAAAATATTTTTTATATTTTGCGCTTTGTTTATCTCTATGATTTGATTTTTTATTTTATTTTTGCAAAGATTAAAATATCCATCTCTTGTTTGTTTACCTTTTTGCCATCCATATTTATTATAATCTACTTCGAAATGGCAAACAGAATATTCGTTATTTTTAACTAAAGATTTATAAGCCTTTTCTTCTTCAATTACATTTCTTTTTATATCTAAATTCCATTTTTGATCGAAAGGCACGTTTGCTAGTTTATAAATAAATTGATCGAAAGATAAATTTGATGAGGCAAAATTCAAAGAATTAACATCGTTAAATGTTCCAACGTTGAATGTTAAATTCAATATATTTGAAACTTTTCTATCAATCAATTCTTGCTTTGCGCTATTTACGACAAAAAAATCTAAGTTTGTTATTGGAATAAAATTTATATAATGCCCAGCAACTTCATGAAACATCTGATAGTATTTAGACATGATAGGCCAATATATCTCGTATCCTTTATTAAAATAATATTTGCCTATAGGTAAAGATATTATCAAATCTCCAATTTTACAAGGTCTTATAATTCCAATTTTATTCACTTAATAAACAATTGAATTAGAATTTAAAAAATGATTCATCATATCAGCCTTTTTTTCACCTACTCTTAATCCTCCTCCAATATGCATTATGAAATCTCCTTTATTCCAGTTCTGTATTTGAGAAAATATTTTTTTATATTCAATTATTTTACAAGTTTTTCTTAAATCAGAATCGTTTTCAAGGACTTTCATTAAGGCGAGATTTTCCCACCAACAATGATTTATTACTTCATTTGGTTGATCCCATATTTTATTTAATAATTTTATTGAATCATTTGTTTTTTTTATCGCAAAGCAACAAGCACTTATCCATTCACAACCATCTGGAGAAAAAATACTATTATAATTTTCATCAATAATATTTTCTATTTTTACTTGATGATTCGTTATTGCCGCATCTGTGTCTATCCAAAAAATCCAATCGCTAGTTTTTTCAAACTCTTCTTTGATTGCATTTATTTTAGCCCAAGAACTAGGTCTGCCTTGAGCTAAATAAGGTTCGTTTCTTGATCTAAATACATAATTATGTTTTTCGCAATATTTTTTTATAATAGGATTTGTCGCATTCGCTAAAGATTTGTAATTAGCATCGTGGTAAGTAAGAAGAGTCATATTTATTTATTAAATATTATTATAAATATTTTTCCAGTCGATAAAATAACTTGTCGTACCTTCGTGAACATGAGCGGAGTCGCCGGGAATTGGGCTAAAGCAAAAAGCAGTTTGAGTCAATTTAATATATCCCATAGCGTTTTTATGACCGAATATTTCAGATAATCTACCATCATCTGCTCCGGTGGAATCATAAACTGGTTCAGCTTGCTGATTGTATCCTATTTTCTTTCTTATTGCACAATCTTTCATTAATTCGGCGTACTTCTTATAAGTTTTAATTAAACAAGCTTTGGTGCAAGTTGTGCTGTCAACTTCTCTATACCAGCCGCCATTTGGATTCAGAAACAAATACCCTCTTCTTGTCCTATCATCTCTATATTGATCTGGATAATCAGTGGGATGATAAAATGAATATTCGCATTTGTTAGCTATATTTGTGAAGAAATAGCTCATGTTTTTAAACCAATTAGGCAAAAATAGATAATCATCCTCGCAAAAGAAAACTACGTCTTTGTCTTCTTTTAAAGAATCTGCGGCATAATAAGATTGAAATAAACTTTTTTGATTACCAAGACCTTCTTCAAAATTGCGAATATCAGCGTTTGGGATTATAGATTTAATTCCATTTATAGATTCTTGACTTAATTTGTCGCCAATAACTATAAATTTATATTCTTGATCTTTTAATCCAGACGCTAAAGATTTAAGGCATTTATTTTTAAATTCTTTGTCTTGACACCAGCTTGGGCGACTTCCATTTGTTGGGTTAAACTTCTCGCAAGTTCTATAGATAATATGTATCATTTTGATAACAGTATTTGAGTGTCTGAATAGTTAATAATTTTCCACTTCTTATTTAATAAATAAGGTATAGATAATTCTCCTTTACCTTGAAATGATGTGGTATTAAAAATATCGTCAATTAAAATCAAAGAATTATGTTTAAGATTTTTTTCTGCCGCCTGAATTTCGCTTAATTGATGTTCAGCCGCAAGTTTTTTATTTTTTTCATCTCCAGCGTAATCGTAACTATCTAAAAATAGAAATTGAATAGAAAAAGAAGGCGGTAAATTTCTTAAAAATTCAACTGAGTCATTGTGTATATAAAACACTCTAGGAGAATATTTTACAACGCTCATACAGTTAAATAAATGGTGAGAATTATTATCTACAGAATAAACAAAACTATTGCTTGCGTCTGCCCACCTTTTCCATAAAACGGTTCCCCATCCATCACAAGAATCGTTTGGGTTTCTAATGCATCCTGTTTCGACTATATTAATTGAATTAAAATTGAATCTTTTAAAAAGCTCTTTGTATGTAAAAATTTGAGAAGAAGATCTTCCAGTGCTGGGATTTTGATTTATTAAATCTAATACATTCATTTCAACTTTTTCCTTCCTTTCTTTGTTACATCGTATAAAGCTTCTCCATCTTCATTGTATCCAACTATCTTAACTTCTCCTGCTTTTAACATTTTATCTAAAGCTTTTTGCGTTTCTATCATTGCTATTTCTTTATAAACAGCAATAGCTTCTTCAAAAGAACAGTCCATCTCCTTCATTATAAAAGAGATAGACATATTCTTCTCGGCTTCAGCGTCTATTTTATCAATTTCTTTTATAGACATCTCCGAACATCTTTGGAGAAGTTGATCTATAGATCCGCTGAAAGGTTTCATTAGGAATATTTAATTAAAATATCGTGAATCATGTGGCGGCTCTTGTAATCAAGAATTCTGCCATCTTGATCTTTTGGAAGCAGACTTACTGCGGATTCCAAGTCTGAACCTAAAACAACGCACATGCACTTTACTTTCCTATAAATTCCAATTTCCTTATACTTAAGAATAGCCCACAAAATATCGATCTGATCAGCGGTAGCCTTTGCGATAATATTTTCGAGTTTTACAATGTTTGGATCTGAGATTTCAGTATTCATTTTGATTCAAAAAGTCCACAATTCAAGTGGACATCACTATTATGTACGGACCAAGTGCTTTGTCAAGAGATTTTTGCAGCAAAAAACCGCCACCCTTTCGGATGACGGTTGACTTGTTTTATTTATTTTTTAGAAGTTCCAACGAACTCCAGCAGTAGCGACGATATCGCCGCTAAACTCTTGAGAAGCGAACTTGTACTTTGAAGCTGAGAAGTTGTTGTCGTACCAGCCAACTTCAGCATAAGGAGTTAGATGATTGAAGAAGGTGCGTGACACGCCAATCTTAGCAGCCACAACATCATAATCAGTGAACTTGCCATACTCAACTGATGGGGTGACAGTAACCCAACCAAATACGTCGGTAGGACGTTCAACGCCAACAATATATCCTGATTGCTTTAGATTGAAATCATGAGAACCGCGAATATATGGAGTTAGATATGGATTTACCAAAGCAATCTTTGGAGCTATTTCGATTGAATTGCGGCCTCCTACGATTGAACTTTGATGACGAAGAACTTGCAAATCTCCGCGAAGCGAGAACTTCTCGGTAACCTTCAAAGCCTTGCCTACACCAACATTCCAGTGGGATTCATCAATGTTATTAGCGTCTGGAAGAATAACGCCGCCGACATAACCATCGACACCAAAATATGTCGATCCAATATTGAAACCAGCGAAACCTTGTCCGCCAGTTTTTGCCAAACCATTCACAATATAATGGTTGTTATAACCAGCGTTAATGCTGGCGTTAACAGGTGATTCAGTATCCGCAGCGAAAACTGCGACTGAAGCCATAAGGGTTGCGATAATAATATTAATATACTTAATCATACACTTACATATTACATGTATTTTTCACGAAGTCAAGATTTTTTTTCAACGATTTTCTCTACGTTCGTAAAACTTCCTATATATTTTCCATCTTCTTGACGAGAAGCAATGCATTTTGTAGAAAAAACTCTATTTTTACTATCAACTACAAATAATATATGCTCGAAAGTTCTTTTATTTTCCATCGCTACATTCCAACTAACAGTGATTTCTTCCCTTGTGTCTTCTTTTAAACAATTAATCCAGTTATTATTTTGTAAATCTCTGAACGGTCTATCTGTTAATCTTGCAAATGCATCGTTTACCCATGTAAAATTTCCATGTTCATCTGTTTCAAATATCGGCTCTTCTCTGTTATCAAGTATCCATCTTTGTCTATAAAGAATGGTTTTTGTAGATGTTTGTAAATCGTTTATTTGATCTTTTAAGCTTTTGCCGCCATTTGTTTTAAATTCACTTGATATTTTAGCGAGGTCTACTTTTAATGAAGCAATATCATCTTTTACTGAAATATATGGTTTAATTTTCTTGCTGAAACTTATTAAGTATCCGGTAAAAATAATTAATGCTGCAATTGTCGCGTTTGCCATAGTGAAAAAATTCCCTATAGAATTAAGCGTATTTGAAATTTCTGTAACGACGTTTGTCATAAAAGATACTTTTAACTTACACTTTTTTTACTCTTGAATTCGGAAAATTTTTATTTCCAAAATCAGATGAATACAAACTATACAATCGCATAATAACTCCGTGCTTGACTATTACATCGCCAAGATCTTCAACTAATACATAATTTGGTCTGTCATATTTAGCCATAACGTCAGAGCTAACTAATAAATGATTAGTTTCTCCAGCATCCATTACTCTTTGAGCGTAATTAATTCCATCGCCGCTAATATTTAAATTACCATTTATATCTTCTAGTGGGCAAACGTCGCCGCAATGAATGCCCATTCTCATTTCTAAATCTGGTCTATTTTTAACTACTTTTGCAACAGTGATGCCACAATTGATAGCGTCTTCAAGGTAAGTGAAGAATCCAAGAATCATTCCGTCACCTGTTGGAAGAACGATTAATTTTTCAAGAGCATTAGCTGTTTTAAATTGTATAGTTGATTTAACTATTTCGCCTAGATCTTTAAAACATTTTCTTTGCTCGTCAGTAGTTTTTTTACTATATCCAACTATGTCCATGAAAAAAATATAGCCATCTTGTATTTTATCCAATTCAAGACGACTAGATTTAACTTCAGCATCAATCACCGCAACTTGATTTATTATTTTCTTAGGAGGTTTTGGAGCTTCAATTTTCTTAACTTCTTCGACCTTCTTTTCTTCGACAGGCTTATTTTTACTTTTTAAAAATTCTTTCCAGTTAATAGTCTTTTTATCTTTTTTCTTTGGATCTTTTGAGACTTCTTCTTCATGTATCTTTTTTAAAACAGCTTCTTCTTGATTTCTTTTATCAATATAAGCTTGCATTTGTTTTTTAAATTCTTCACTGATATGGATTGTAACGTCTTTGCCGCCGCCTCCATTATCTATTTTTTTCTTTCTAGCTGCCCCTTTTGATTGAAGCAGTGTTTGCATTTTAATATTACCAGTTTTAAAAGCTAAATCTAATGGCGCAACTTCACCTTTAAAATCCGCGCCATTAACGTTGGCTCCTAAACAGATTAAGAATTCAACCATCTCAATATCGTTAGCGTTAACGGCATAATGGATAGGCATCCATCCATTCTTTTCGTCTCTACCGTTTATACGACCATCAATGTCAAAATATTTCTGTACACCTTCAAAATCACCAGTTTCTGCACAAAAATGAATGCTTGAACCACCAGAAGATTTTGCGCCAGATTTGGTTAATATTCTTACGATTTCTCCTCTATTGCCTAAAGCTAATACATCTATTGGATTATTTTTACCTAAGAAGTCTTTAGAATTAACATCAGCGCCTCTAAGTATTAAATATTCAACTAAATGTTTTTGTCCATAATGAACTGCATAATGCATTGCGGTCCAACCTTTTGCAGCGTCAACTTCATTTAAAGTATGGCCTTTATTCAGCATTTCTTCTACTGAAACTATGTCGCCATTTTTAGCCGCCAAATGAAAGCTACTTCCGCTGCCATATTTTGCACCACGCTTTTGAAGAACATCGACAATAGATAAAAAACCTTTTTGCTCTGCTATATCAAGTGCTGTATTTTTACTTGTCCAATCTTTACAATTAACATCCGCGCCGTGATTCAATAATAATTCAACAATCTCTTTATTATTCTCCGATACAGCAACTATGAGAGGAGGATTTCCAGTGTCCTCATCTCTTTCATTTATATTTACTTTGTCTTTAACTATGCAGTTATAGACATTATCATATAAATTGCGTCGTATGTGAGTGAAAATATTAATTGCCATTTTAATCTTGTTTCTTAAATCTGCTAAGATCTAAGTTGGCAAGAGGCTTTTCAATATTTAATGAGGCTAGTCTTTCGTTTTGGACAACTAACTTGCTGCCGCCCAAAACTTTTCCGTCAACCACATCGTATATAAAGAAAACAGTCTTTGTAAGACCTACTCTTACTATTCTTCCGGGTTTACCATCTACATAAACAACATCGTCTTCTTTATAATCATTTCCAACAAACATAAACAAAGCTGCCGCAAACTTTTCAATACTAGACTTAAACATTAACGCTATAAGTCCAATAATAAATAACCAAACATATTTACCAGTCAAATCTTGACCAGTTGATTCTAATGCTTGTTGCGATATAATATTAACGTCGTTTGTGTTCATATAATCAGTTGCGTATAACTGATTACACTAAAATAAATAAAATAGATTTTTTAAGTTATCCGGTGTTTTATGGTATATTGTCGGTTATTTGATCCACTTTTGTTCTCTTAATATATCATCTATTAAATCTTTTTCATCACTATCCATTTCTTTCTCGAAACGTTTTAGTAATTCATTTAATGGATATACTCTATCAGGAGATTCTTTTTGTTTTTCTTTTAGTTCTTGAATAACATCTATAATTTTAACAAGAGGAGATTTAAATTCATCAACTTTTTCTTTTGTTGCGAAATCACACATTTCAAAAGCTTTGGGAGTAAGAGCTTTAAGAATAGATATTATTGCAGATCCCAACATGTTAAATATTGAGAATGCGGCGGCGGCAGCGGGATGAACCGTAGCCAATAAACGAAGAAGAACAAATACTATAACAAATACTACTATTGTAGTTAATGCACTAACAACAAACTTCTTTAAGCCCCAAAACACGGCGTTTAATCCGAACATTCCGCTCATTGAATCTAATACAGCTTTGTTTTGGTCAGCTTCTTTGGCGACTTCTTTAGCTTTGTCGGTTAATTGCCAGAGTTGGTCATCATATTTTTGATTAAGCTCTGATTTTTCTTTTTGAAGTTTATTAATTAAATCGTCACGTTGAGCGAGAAGTTCTTCGCCTTTCTTACGCTCTTCAACTAAAGCAGAATTTAATAAATCTACTGTAGCTTTAATTCTTTTTGTTTCATCTATATGAGGTGAACCTACAATAGAAATAACTCTTTCATTCAATTTTAACGCCGTGTCTACTTGTACAGGAGCATTAGTAACTTGATTTAAAGAATGCTGAATACCAATAGAAAGACCAGAGGTTTGTATTTTCTTACCTTTGTCGTTTTTTTCTATTTCTACAAGAGTGTTGTCTACCTTCTTCTCTTCTTTGGCAATAATTTTTTGATTGTCGTCAATTTGTTTTGCTGGCTTTATTGTAGAAAAGCATCCTGTAAATAAAAATAAACAAAATACGGCAAAAATTTTTTTAAAATTCATATCTTTATTTACACAAAAAAAGCCGCCTTTCGGCGGCTTGTTGTTTTTATTATGGTCTAGTTGGGAAAATTCCCTCTGTACAAATTATATATTTCAAACTTGTGCCTTGTATAATCGGGTTTTTATTTAAATTAGGAAGAGCAAATAATGTTTTATTGTCTCCTCCATATTGAAATCCAATAACAGCAAATAACGCTTGATTGTATTGAATTTGTAATGTTTGACCATCGCAGTACATAAAGTATTGTGGACAATAAGTTCCTGCGAATAATTTAATATCTCCTATGTATTCTTCCATAGTCTTTTATTACACCTTTTTATAAAGATTACTAGCTTTACCTCGTTTATTTTTCTTTTCTCCTGCGAGTCTAATGCCCTTATTTGAGATTAATTCCTTAATCTTTTGATAAGCTATTGAATAATTTAGCTTTGGATTAGCTTTAATAAAGTCTTTGATAGTAAAATCCTTTGTAGGAATTCTTACTTCTTCATTCTTAAGCTCTTCTTCTATTTCTTTTTTCTCTCCAGCTTTAACGATTTCTTCGTATCGATTTTGCGCCGCATCTAAAGAAATGCAGTCAAAACCAAGTTTTCCAAAAGCGTTATCGCTTGGATACAGCCATTTAGCTTCAATCTTCTTATCATTAAATACATAAGATTCTTGCCGCCGTAATTTTACAAGCTCATACTTTTTATGAATGTGCTTGGTTCTGCTTTTTACTCCTGCTTCTTCTTTTTTGATTTTCTCATAAATGCACCAATCATTTTTTAATTGCTTGATGAATTTAAATTTATAACCGCGAAGAGTAAACTCTTTTTCGACTAGGAGATATCCGTCTTTGTCTTTCATTTATTTCGACGATCTACAGGGTAGATCTTACCTTCTCTAAGGTTAATCTCTCCATTTCGAAGTTCAAGGAAATTATTTGAAGATTTATCATAATCCTTGCGATAAAGACCGCCTTGTGCAGCTTTCCAATTTACGAAATTCTCAAGAGCTTCTGACATTTGTAAACAGAAGTCAGTTGAATAATGAGGTTTAGCGTAAGTTGACTTATCAAAAGACTGAGCGCACTTTAGATTTCTAAACCAAAGCATCCAACCATCGCTGCCGGGGGGATATTTCTTAGAAAGAACTGGATCAAACAATGGACTGATAGGAGATCCTTGAGGATATTCAGCCGTTGAATGGCAGCTATAACAAGAACTCATAGAGTTATCAAGAGGGCCATTTAAACGACCATTCCAGCCAAGATGCGTAGGAGGAAGCTCGTTTCTATCAGGATTAATAATAGTTTCCTTCAAAGCTGTATTAATAATCGTGTTTGTTGGATATGGATTAGAGAAATCTACATTATTTGTAGGATCTTGGCCCCACATCAAACCTACTGGAACTAGATTATTCCACTTAATAGGATTATTTACTGCGCCATTATATTGGAAATTGCCAAATACCCAACCGTTAGGAGCATTATCATCACGAACCATAATGTCCATTTGGGTTAATACAACTTGAATTTTTGAACGGTCTGAACTATTAAAATTATATGTTGCATAAGCGTCCCACCAAATTCCGTTGCGGAAAAATGGAACTGTGGCTTCAGCTACGTCTTTTGGAATAGAAGTAAACAATAGCTTAAACAATACTGCACCATGTTTAAATCCTCCCTTCATAAGGGTGACATCTGGGTTTTCATGATCAGCCCAAACTTGACCAATTGTATATCCAGCTACGTCATTAAAGAAGCCTACTGCCCACGCGCCAGATGTGGCGTATTCTTGCGAAATAGCGAGTTGATGCGCCTTAACTGGCGCTTCCTTGGTTAATCCGTGAAACCCTTCTCGGCCATTTGCAGAATAATGTTGGAAAGGCATGTGATACCAATTTCGAGCCTTATTATTCTCAACTCGAAAATCTACATTTGTATTTCCTTCAAAACAGTAATCTCGTACAGAAAGTAGATATTCGCGCCAATTAGTTTTATAATCTATGCTGTAAAATTTAGGAAGCTTGTTCTTTGGAAGGCTCTTCGGGTAATCCTGACTTAGTTTAAAAACTTCATTAACATTTGTGACTTCGCTGGGCGGAACCATAAAGCCGAAGTCTGGAAACTTAGTTTGAGCTTTAGATTGACTTTTGGCTTTAATGCTTATAGCTGTAAAAGCTACAAGAAGTGAGATAAAAATAATTGAAAGATTCTTCATTTGACTTTATTATTAGAATTTTTCTTCTTTTTTAAAGTCTTATTTTTATCACCCCAATTTATGTCGTCGTAATTATTTTTATATTTACTACTAAAACAATTTCTGGGTTTATCGCCTTTACCTGCTGACATATATTTTATATATCGTCGAAAACTGGCTTTTTCAAATTTTTTATTATTTCAATACGTTCTTCTTCAGAGTAGAATGACCAGTTTTTAATTTGCTGCCAAGTTCTTCCGCATCCATAACATCTAATTGCTCCTACTAAACGGCATTGCTTTGTACATGGCGTGGATATTTTAGCAGCAGTGTCCTTTTTTATCATAAACTAGAGGATTATACACTGTTTTTTGCTCTCTAGCTTTATAAATTTGAGAGTAAGCTTCTTGAACGTGTTTATCTATTTCTTTGACTAGGTATGGAGCGGTCTTATTTACATCAACTGTTTTCAGCTTTTCAATTAGTTCTTTTAGTATAATTTCGTGTTCTTGCATTTTAAAATTGGTTGGGGGTGAGGTGATCGAAACCCCATTTATCGCTTCAAAGGCGACAGTAATGATCCATTATACGAACCCCCAATAAATTAGATGTTTATTTTTAGAAGATGGAGAGAGTAGGTTGAATCGAACATCCATGTCGAATTTGGAAAAATCGCGCTTTACCATTAAGCTATACTCTCAAAATCTATTTTAATTTTTCTATTTCAAAACATCCATATCCTGCTTGATGTTCATTTGTAAGCAATCCGCACCTTTTACTTTTTGGATTTGTGCATACTCCGAAATCCAAATCTGCTCCTTTATACGACTCATTGTGTAAAGGAATAAAATACTTACACCCGTCGCTACAGTCATTGTAGTCAGCATCAGGATCAAGCCAACGAGTGATTTTGCCTCCATAATCTATGTAATCAGTATCTAGTACCTTACAAAGGTTAAGAAGCGAATCATCTTTCCTTTGATCCTTCATGTAATATATTACGTTTTAATACTCAAGATCCAAAGATAAATTTTTAATATTTTCTACTTCTTGTTTCATTACTTTTTCTATATTTGAAAGACTATCTTTAGAAATTTGAAAAACTTTTATTCCATATAAATCAAAGATTTTGGCGTACTTCATGTCAGCTTCTGCGCCAGCTTTATGATATTGTTTAATAAAATAAACTTCTTTGATTGATGTGGCGGCAATTGTTTTGGCGCAAGATACGCATGGACTTAATACTGAAAATAAATACTTAGCGTTTTTTGAGCTATTAAGAATAGCATTAATTTCTGCGTGACAAATAATTTCAGATTTGAAAGAGCGATCTTCAAAAACATCTTCGGTTGGAACGAATTTTGGCGCGAATCCGTTGAAACCAGTGCCAATTGTGCGCCAGTTTTCATCAAAAAGTACGCATCCTGTCTGAGTTTGACGATCTTCAGATCTTGCCCTAGACGCAAGAGCAAGATAAAAACCATATTCAATTTTATTAAGTCTCATTTAAAATAAGGTTTCCAATATTCTTCACTAACTAATGTCCTATAATTCATAGTTAACTCTTCGCCTTTTTTAATATTTCTAGCTGCAATAGTTAAATAATCATTTTTATCTATAACATTTGGACTTTCAGAATGATTTATAAATCTGCTGTCATCTAATGGAATCATATAGCTTCCATCGCTGTCGATCCAATAGTAATCTTTTTCTTCTATAAAATTTTTTTCTTCTTCGGAAAGAGATTTATAATCTTCGGAAGTTATTCTAAAGACAGAAAGATTATTCATACTCCATATAATTTGTCCTTCATGAATATCTTCGTCAGTGAAAACTCCAATTCCAGCGATTTGGCTTTTATCTAATTTTGTTTTTATTCTAAGCATTTTAATTTCCCCAGTATATTTCTTCGTTTCGCTTGTAAAATTTTAAATTACTTTTAGCTTCATCTGAAATAAAATGAGCGTCTTTGAAATAAAGATAGTTATTTGGGTATAAAGCAAATTGACCATTTTCTAATTCAATCAAATTGAGCGGCTTGTGTTCTTGCGGATATCTACTAAAACCATCTTTCCAGTCTATGATTATTCCTGTATGTCTAGCTGGAGTTTTTATTACTTCTCTAGTTTCGCACTCAATACCTTCTAAGTATTTAAAATGAATGCAGTCTATTTCTTCTCCCATAGTTGCCCAAGGCATTAAAATGTTAGAAGAATGAGAATAATTATTTTTTGTAGATATTGCTTGAATTGGCAAGCCGCTCCAATGCGCTCCACTTTCTAACAAGACATGGCAGGATAAAACCTGATTAAATCTTCCAAAAACTCCGTGCCAAATAGCTTCTGTATAACCATCTGGCATTTCCGCGCCAAGATATTTATTGCTTACTTTGACGTAAAGATGAAATGGAAGATTAGCATGCCTTGACATATTTTAAACTCCTGAGCTTCCAAATCCACCTTCAGATCGAACGGTGGCATCAAGAGTCTCAACAGTTTCCCAATTTGCAGAATGACACTTTTCAATAATAATTTGCGCGATTCTGTCGCCAACATTAACTTCAAAATCAAGATTATGATCTGTATTAAAAAGAATAACTCCAATATCGCCGCGATAATCAGAATCGATAACTCCAGCCAAAACATCGATTCCATTCTTATAAGCTAGACCTGAACGAGGAGCAATGCGCCCATAATATCCTTCAGGAATTGAAATAGAAATATTGGTTTTTACCAACTTTCTTCCCATTGTATTTACAAGAACTTCTTCTGCTGCATACAAATCATAACCAGCAGCATACTTTGATCCTTGAGTTGGAATCTTAGCTTTATCAGACAATTTCTTAATTTGAATGTTCATATTATTCTTTTTCTTCTGTTCCGTCGTCCTCGTCTTCTCCTCCAAATTCAGAGTCGAATTCTAGGTCAGCTATGTTTAGCATCTTTTTCTCTTCTGTCAACAACCAATTTCTAACTTGGCCGTAAATTGCAAATTTATTTCCTATCCCAAAATAAAGAGATTCAGTATCTTCAATATTTTTACTTACATCAACGTGTCTTGTTAAAAAAATCTGAACTGTGTCGTAACTTTCTGAAAGCTCTTTGACGCACTTCATTATTTGCTTATGGGATCTCTCTTGAGATTTATTGTTCATTCTTTTCTATTATAAAATGCTTCCATGAGTAATGGTTAATATTTCTAATAGAAGATTGATATGGAACTTTGTACGGCTTTAAAGAAGGCTTTCTAATTAATTTAAGCCCCGCTTCTTCTGGAGTCTTATTAGACTTCATTGAATTAATTTCTTTATCGCAAAGAACTAAATTATCCCAAGAATCTTTTCCTCCTCTTGATCTTGGAATAATGTGATCAATTGAAGCTTTCTTTTTGACTTCTTCTGGAGTAAATTTGCGCCCAGAATATTGACAAGTATAATTATCTCTCTCTGCAATCCTATCGCTGTTCAGCTTAACTTCAAGCATAGGAATTGCATTGTAATTTTTACAAATAATAATTGTAGGAACTTTGATGGTGAGTTTTACAGATGAGATAGTTATGTCATTTTCAGAGACAGGAATTCTCACCCAATCTTCCCAAGATAAAACTTCGAAGATCGGTTCGTTACCGTTTTCTTGAATATAAAGCGCTTGATAATCTCCTGAATACAGGCAAGATACTGCTTCAGAAACGCACTTTGTCCCGATGGGAATCCAGCTTTTATTAAGGCACAGAGTAAAGACTTTGCTCGTAAGCAGCATCAATACAATATATAACCCTTTTCTTGATTGTCAACCCAATTTATATCTTCATCTTCTGAAGCTTTAGCTTTCTTGGCGCGATCAAAAGTAGTTTTGCATACAGCATATCTTTGCTTCTGATTGGGGAATTCTTTTAACATACTTGAATCCCCCATACAGTCGCCAATATACTTGTCTTCGTTTTGGTTTTTCTTTGACGGTTTAGGAATAGGCATACAAAATATTACACAAAACCCCCGCCGTTTGGCGAGGGTTATTTTTTATTCAATTTCTATTTTATGTTTCGTTGAAGCTTCCTCTTTCAGCTTCATTTTTATTTTTAATACTCCTTCAGAAAGTGATGCCTTCACTGATTTTTCATCAAACTTGCCAGACACTCTAAAATTTTGACTGTAATCTCTGTCTTTATTTTGCGTTTTAATAGACAGAAGATTATCTTGTTCTTCTTTATTTATCGTGATTGATAATTCTGATTTTTTAATTCCCGGCACATCAATGGAGACTACATAGTCTGATCCATCTTGTTTGAAGTAGTAGTTTTTTGTTGCGTCGTAATAATAATTTAATACCATATTGTTTTCCTTGTTATTTATTTCTATAGCAAGATTCATGCCAACTTTTTCATGGTTATATTTCATATTTAGACGCTTTATTTGAGACTATCTGACTCACTGCTGAGACAATATGGCTAAGTGTGCCATAAATTCTCTAGTTAACAGTTCATGCTTTTTTTGTTCTTCTACTACTTGAGTATATAAATATAATAAATCTTCTTCAGAAGTTGTTACTTCTATTTTTTTCTCTAGCCAATCTAAGCTTTGATTTAAGCTATCTAATTCTTCGTAGAAATAATTAATTTTTTCTATCACCTTGGACTCGTACATCTATTTTTTTGGTTTTAAAGAATCCTTCGTTGTAAAGATAATTGGCAATTAATAAAACTTCTTCGTCAGAAACGTCATTTAAAGAATCATAAATGACAAGCTTCTGACCAGTTACTTTCATTTTTAAATTATTTATTTTGAAAGTTTTCACCACAAGTATTTACACTGAAATCTTCTATCTGTATAGAATCATCTAATAACTCCTTTGATTTGTCAAGAATTTTGTTCCTACAATTTTCAATACATAGCACTTTTTTGAATTGTTCAAATGCTGTTGTTAGTTGCCCTTTTGGAGTTGCACAATTGCATGATGATATGTTCATGTCGTATAGTTTTGCAATCTCAGGGTCTAACACTGAAAAGTGTGCTGGATTATTCTTTACGAAATTAAAAAAATAGTCTAATTTAATTTTCATTTAATTAAAAGTTTATAAATTAAATAAGAAAAACATGCGGCGCAAACTCCTTCGATTGACCTGTAATATATCATGCTCATCCAAAACGAGCAGCATATAGGGCATGTGATTAATTTAAAAAAGAAAGATTTCTTCTTTAATAATAAATAATCAGGCAAACTTAAATTCATTTGTTTTTGTTCAATAAAGTCTTCGTATTCTTTAAAAATATTAGTCTTCTTTAATATCCAGCTTGTATAATCGTATATAGCGTTTGTTTTTAACCAGATAAAAGTTAAATAACCGATAACTATAGATATCAATATTAAATTCATTTTACTATTATGACTACTTTAGAAGCATCTTTAAAACTAATTAACTGGTTTTCTGAAAACGATTATTTTAATTACCCGAAGGATTTAAATAAACTTTTGGTTATCCATGAGGATGACAACGACAAATACCCAGTTGTTTGCGCGTTGAATAATTTATTGTCTGAAAATTTTGTAGCTTGCGAATCTAATCCTGACGGAGAGAAGATTTATTTTTTAAATAGAAAGTTGGAGCAGATGGAGCAAGATATTAAAATTAATGGCGCACTTGCTTGCAATATCGCGGACAGAGTAAATTGGTTCTGCCAAGAAGTCATCAAGGACGACTCGGAAACGTGCGATCCAAAAGAGCTAAAACCCAAGGATTTGTGGAACATTTTGCACATTTTAGATTTTTTGAAAAAAGAGGTTGACAAATCTTCTAAGGAGGACTAAGGTCACGACAACCGATTACTAGCTTGCTGGGAATCCAGCGTGAACCGTAAGAGACATCAGGCCCGTAGAAAGGCATCGATCAAGTGAAGCTAAGAACTTCAACGTTATTTCGGGAAAAAGCGGCGTTCGTAAGACGAGATCGATAGACTCACCTAGTCGGTGAGGCGAGCAATAAAAAAAGTTCAATCGGATTTTGGCGGTAAATATTTATTCAAGTCATTAGCTAGGCTCTACGAAATAGGGTCGAAAGCCTACGAAATAGGTTGCGAAGAACTGATTTGGCTTGAATAATGTCGTTTATGATCTAATATAAATACATATTAGAGATGGATTCCTTTTCCAGCGTTGGTTGCATGTCAAAACTTAATAAATCAAATCTCGGTTCTCGTACAATCCTTGGATTGTCTGGCGTAGCCAGTAGTGGAAAGGATACGTTCTTCTCTCTGCTATCGCAGAAACTACCGTTCGAAAGATTCGCCCTAGCAGATGAATTGAAAATTCTTCTAAGGGAAGACCTTATTAAAAAATACAATGTTGACATTTTGAATTGTACGCGAGAAGAGAAGGACTTGGTTAGAAACGATCTCGTTCTTTTTGCGAAGCAAAAGAGATTGGAATCGTATGGAAAGTTTTGGACAGATATTATAACTAAGAAGATCTTGGAATCTAAGTCTCAATACATTTGCATAACCGATATACGTCATAACTATTTTTCTAAAGATGAAGTATTTTGGTTGAAGCACGTTTTAAAAGGTCGCTTGATTGATGTTTCATGTTATAATCCAAAAAATGGCGTAAAAGTTCAGCCACCAAACGAAGAAGAATCGTTTCATTATCCTAAAGTTAGAGAAGATGCTGATTACTATGTAATTTGGCCCAAAGTTTCTGATATTAAAGTGCTTGACTTATTTGTAAATCAGTGCATCCTTGATTTACATTTAAAATGAAAAACTTAAATAAGTTATCAGACGTAGAGTTAATCAAGCTAATAAACGAAGAAACTTGCAACGATGCATTTTGCGAACTGGTTTCAAGGCACGAAAACTTGTATTATAAAGTGTGTCATGGATATATGAACGGACTAAAGAGATCAGGAGTATCAAGTGAAGATATTTTATCTGATAAGATGTTCGTATTTTATAATTCATTGTCTTCTTTCGACGCTGATAAAAATGTTAAGTTTTCTACTTGGCTCGCGAACCAAGCTAGATTCCATTGCCTGAACAGGATTTCGAACACGAAAAACAAATTCTTTGTTGACAATGAGGAAATTTCCCCTATCATAGATTCTGAAATCTCAATGGAGGCTTATCGAAAAAAGCCTGTTAAAGTAAATTTAGAAAATATTTTAACTGCATTTTCAGATGTCTCTGATGATAGAATTTCATACGTTTTCAAGAGGAAGTATTCTGATTATAAAGTGAAGTGGAAAAACATTGCGGAAGAACTCGGAGTTACAACGCAAACAGTTTTGAATCTTCACAAAAAAGGAATAAGTCTTCTTAAAAGAAAGATAAAGAACCGTAAATTAGAAATATATGAGTGATACAAACGCAAACGATACAGCTAATAAGTCTAAACGCGAAGAACTCGGCGCTCTATGGAAACGCCAAGGTAAGAACCAGACATACTTGACTGGTTACATTAACAAGGCAAATGGCGAGAAGGTAAAGATTGTAGTCTTCTCTTCTAAAGATAAGAAGTCTGAAAATCAACCTGATTTTCGAATCTATGAGTCGCTTCCTATGGAAGGACGACCTGCAACCGCAACAACAAGCGCACCTCAAAAGGCGGCTCCAACAGCAAAGGCTCCAGCTTATGGAAATAAGCCATCCGTAAAGAAGACTTATGCTGTTCAGGAAGATGATGACGGACTCCTGTAATGGATTTCGCTCTTAACATCCCAATTAATCCAGTCTCCTTCGGTCAAGTATCTCTAGCAATTCTTAGAGAGATCTACCGAAGGGGGCTGGCCCCTTCTTTACTTCCAATTGGAAACGTCAACGTTTCTTCTTGTGAAGATGATCCACAGTTTTTAGAATGGATCAATAAATGTATTTCTAAATATAAGGAATCTCATACAAGAGATATTCCCGTAATTAAACTTTGGCATCTTAATGGAAGTCATGAATCTATATCTAAAAAGCAGATATTGATTTCATTCTATGAATTAGACTCTCCAACTACCTACGAGAAAAATGTCGCTAAAGGAAATATAACTGTCTTTACAAATAAATACACTAAAGAAGTTTTCGACAATCATGGCGTAGAAACTCATTTCGTTCCTCTTGGATTTGATACAAATACTTTTTCAAATCTAAACAAGACGTTTTTTGATGATGGAAGAATTACTTTTAATGTTTGCGGAAAAATCGAACGCAGAAAGAATCAAGTTAGAGTAATTAAGAGTTGGGTTAAAAAGTTTGGTAATAATAAAAAATACTCACTTCAATCTTGCTGCTATAATTCTTTTATTTCTAAAGAGTTAAATGCTAAAATCATAAATGACGCACTTGAAGGAAATAGATATTTTAATTATAACAACATTGAATGGATAGAAAAGAATAAGACTTACAATGAATTTCTTAATTCTGCCGATGTAGTTATTGGCATGTCTAGCGGCGAAGGATGGTCTATTCCTGAATTCTCTTCTGTCGCGATTGGAAAACATGCTGTTATATTAAATGCTCATGCTCATTCAACTTGGGCAAATGAAAAGAACTCGGTATTAATTAATCCTAGTAAAGATAAGATTGATTGCTACGATAATCTATTCTTCAAGAAAGGAATAGAAATAAATCAAGGTCAATATTTTAATTATAATGAAGATGAATTTATTGCTGGTTGCGAAGAGGTAATTAAAAGAGTAGAAAAAAACAGAGTAAATGAAGAAGGATTAAAGCTCCAAACTGAATTTACTTATGAAAAAACAGTAGATCAACTTTTAGCATTAATTTAATATGCCTATTTATTTATTTAAAAATCCTAAAACAGGCAAGATTAAAGAAATTCTTCAGAGAATGAGTGAGAATCATGTTTATTCTGAAGAAGGAGTTGATTGGGAAAGAATTTTTACTATTCCACAAGCTTCAATAGACACTCATATCGACGCTTTTAGTGAAACAGGATTTAGAGATAAAACTTCTAATAAAAAAGAAACTCTTGGAGATTTGATGGATAGATCAAAAGAGCTTTCTGAAAAACGCAAGGATATCGCTGGAGAAGATCCTGTACAAAAGAAGTTCTTCGAAGATTACAGTAAAACTCGTAAAGGCAAGAAGCACCCTAAAGATCCTTCTCGCGAAGTCAAATATAATAAAAAAATGTTCTCAATCGAATGAAAATTTTATTAACTGGAATACTAGGTCAAGACGGCGCAAATATGGCGGAATATTTGCTAAAGAATACTGACGCTAAAATTTATGGCATGATTCGGAGGACATCAAATCCGAATCTAGTTAACTGTAAATCTTTTATTCATAATCCTAGAGTAGATTTAGTTTATGGAGATTTGTGCGACAGTGTAAGTGTTCCAAGTTTAGTTCAAGATATTAAGCCTGATTATTTTATTAATTTTGGCGCACAAAGTTTTGTTGGTTGTAGTTGGGATATTCCTCTTCAAACATTTGATATTAACGCTACTGGAGTTGCTAGATGCCTTGAAGCGATTCGTCAATATCATCCAAAGTGCAGATTTTATTCTGCTGGAAGCAGCGAAGAATTTGGCGACGTTGTTTACTCTCCACAAGACGAGAAACACCCAATGAGGGCAAGAAGTCCGTATGGAGCATCTAAAGTTGCTGCTCATCAACTAGTAAAAGTATATCGTGAATCGTATAATTTATATGCTGTTCATGGCATTTTATTTAATCACGAAGGAACCAAGCGCGGCCCTGAGTTTGTAACCAGAAAGATTTCTCTAGGCGTTGCGCGAATTCATAACGCAATTAAAAATAATCAGCCTTTTGCTCCGATTGAATTAGGAAATTTAGATTCGAAAAGAGACTGGTCAGATTCAGAAGACTTTGTTGATGGCGTATGGAAGATGTTAAATCAAAAAACTCCTAAAGATTACGTTCTTTCATCTAATGAAACTCATACAATCAAAGAATTTGTAAATCTTGCTTTCGTTTATGCTGATATTCCTTGCGCTTGGCATGGAGAAGGCGAACATAAAGAATTAAGTATTCAAACTAATTTATTGTCTCTTGGAGAAGCTCAGTCTTCTGTTTTAGTTAAAATTAACCCTAAATTCTATAGACCAGCGGAAGTAGAAATTCTACTTGGAAATTCAGATCTCGCAAGAAGAGAATTAGGTTGGAAGCCAAAGGTTTCTTTTGACAAGCTCGTAGAAAAAATGGTAAAGTTTGATATTGACAATTTCCAAAAGTCAGTGTAATATATAACCCATTATTATGAGTGAATTAATTTTAACTGAAAGTTTTGTATCTAAATATAAAAATAAACAACCCAACTGGGGTTTTAATGGTCTAGGTTATATCGTTTATAAGCGTACTTATGCGCGTCTAAAGGATAACGGCAAGACAGAGGAATGGTATGAGACCGTTCAACGATGCATTGAAGGCGCACAAAAGATTGGCGCTCAATACACTCCAGAAGAAGCAGAACGTATTTATGATTACGTTTTTAATTTAAAGTGCAACTTTGCTGGCCGAATGCTTTGGCAGCTTGGCACTTCTACCGTAGATCGCTTTGGCGCAAATTCTCTTCTCAATTGCTGGGCAACAGCAATGCGCGAGCCAAAGGCATTTCTTTTCTTGTTTGAAAATCTAATGCTTGGCGGCGGAGTTGGTTACAGCATTCGCCGCGAAGATGTACACGAACTTCCCAAGATTAAGAAAGGTGTAAATGTCATTCATGAAGCAACTAAAGACGCTGATTATATTGTTCCAGATAAACGCGAAGGTTGGGTTAATCTACTTTCGAAGGTATTGGACGCTTTTTACGTCACAGGTAAATCGTTTTCTTACTCGACTATCCTCATCAGAGGATACGGAGAGCCAATCAAGGGTTTTGGCGGAAAGGCTAGTGGCCCACAAATCCTTATTGACGGAATCGATAAAATCACAAAAATCTTTCAGTCAAGAGAAAACAAGAAACTTCGTTCAATTGACGTTCTTGATATCTGCAACATTATTGGCAGCGTTGTTGTTGCTGGCAATGTTCGTCGAAGTGCTGAAATCGCTCTAGGTGATCCTGACGATATTCTTTATCTTCGCGCCAAGAACTGGGGTTCTGGTAACGTTCCAAATTGGCGAGCAATGAGTAACAATACTATCTACGCAGATAGCTACGATCATGTGCTTGAAGAACTTTGGAAGAATGGATATGAAATCAACAAGGATTCTGGCTATGCAAATGGCGAGCCTTATGGTTTCTTTAATCTACCTCTATCCCAAAAGTTTGGGCGAATTAAGGATGGTCCTATTTCAGACAATTCAATGTATCCAACAGATGCAGATAATTGCGAAATGACCAATCCTTGCGCCGAAATTAGTCTTTCTAATTACGAGTGCTGCAATCTTTCTGAACTTTATCTAAATAACATTACTTCGAAAGAAGAGCTAATCGACTGCACAAAGCTTCTTTATAAGACTCAAAAGGCTATCGCTGCTCTTCCATTCATTCATGAAGAAACTAATAAAATTGTTCACAAGAACATGCGGCTTGGTCTTGGTGTTACTGGCGTTTGTCAGTCTCTTGATAAGCTTGATTGGCTTGACGATTGTTATATCGCTTTGCGTGATTTTGACAAGTCTTGGAGCAAGCTTCGCGGCTGGCCCGAAAGCATTAAACTCACGACTATCAAGCCTTCTGGTACGTTGAGTCTTCTAGGAGGAGCAACTCCCGGCGTTCATCCAGCGTTCAGCAAGTATTACATGCGTACTGTTCGTATGTCTAGTTCTGACGCTCTCGTTCAAACATGCAAAGACATGGGATATCACGTTGAATTCCTTGTAAACTTTGATGGTACTGAAAATCGTGATACTGTTGTAGTCTACTTCCCGTGCAAAACTCCTGAAGGATCTATTCTTACAAAGGATATGGACGTATTGAAGCAGTTGGATATGGTAAAGAAGCTTCAAACAATTTGGTCTGACAACGCTGTTTCTGTAACTGCTTATTACAAGCCTGAAGAACTTGAGTCTCTAAAGACTTGGCTAAAAGATAATTACGAGCATAACGTTAAGAGTGTTAGCTTCCTTCTATTCAAGGATCACGGCTTCAAGCAAGCTCCATATCAAGAAATTGACGAAGCCACATATCTTGCTGCAAGCAGCAAGGTCAAGCCTTTGTCAAATATGACCATCAATAGCAATGAAATGCTAGATATGGCAGAATGCTCTTCTGGTGCATGTCCAATCAGGTAAATAGTATATTAATATCTGGCGGAATTGGAGACTTTCTGCAATGTCTTGACGTTGCAGTTTGTCTTCCTTCTTCTTTCAAAGTTATTGTAATGACTCACTTTAAAGGCGCGGAAAAGTTCTTTGCGCCTTTTTGTGATACTAAAAATTATGAATTTATTTACTTCGATGATTTATCTTCTTATTCAGAAGCTTCTTCTTCTTTAAATAAATCTAATTTAACTATTTGCCCAAGAACAAAGTTTATGGAGACTGCATTTCCTTACGAGGTGCAGTCTCCTTTTGATAACGATAACGAAATAATTGGAATACATCCATTTGGCAGTGGATTTGCTAAAAACGCATACAACCAGCTTAATTTTCCTGAAAAAAGAATTTCTAAAGAATGCGTTGAGAAAATAATAAAGCCTAATAAAAATTATTTAATTTTTGGCAGCGAGAAAGAAGTTTTAGAGTTTGACAATCTCAAAGAGTTGCCTAATGTATGCCTTGTAGCTCACCCTGATATTTGGGTTAGCTTAAGTCATATTCAGCTTTGTAAAAAAGTAATTGCTGTTGACAGTTCAATTAAAACAATGGCTCTAGTTAAAAAAATACCTACTTATTTAATTGTAGGAGATTTTCCTGATGAAACTAGAGATAAATTTTTCATTAATCCTTACTTAGACTCAGAATATTTGCAAGTTTTCTGGACTAAAGATCCTAAAAAGAATGACAAAGAAATTATTGAATTCATCGAAAAAGAAGTATACAAAAACAGTTAATGGCGAAGAAATAATCTTTCAAAGCTTCGCGACTTATTTAATTGATTTATTTATAGCTGATAAAAAAACTATTAATTATCCAAGAGAGATGAAGATAGCAAACACTCTTGGTAAAATATGTTTAGATCAAAAGTTCTGGGAATCTCTTCCCAATGATAAAGTATCTTCTTTAAGCTTCTTTATAAAGAAGGAAAATCAAGATATAATAAAGTATCAGCATGATCTGTTCGTTAAAAATGAATGGGCAGAATTTGTGAAAACTAAGAAAAAGACTCTTGACTTCTCAAAGCAAGATGTCATACTCTCTGAAACTAAAGTAGGCGAAGATATTAAAATAAAGAAGCCTATTTTATCATTAAAAGATTTTATTAATTATGGCTAGACCTCCAAAAAACCAAGACACAAATACAGTAGCTTCAAAGCTTTCATCACTAGATAAGTATCTAAAAGATAATTCAGAACACCATTTTGCTTTCGATAATCCTGTTGAATATACAGTTAGCAGCGGAAGCTTGGTTCTTGATATGGAAATGGGCGGCGGAATTCGCCCCGGTGTTGTTCGTTCTACAGGTATTACAGAAGGCGGCAAAACATCAAACGCTCTTGCTTTCGCTAGAAACTTTCAGAAGGTTCATCCTGACAATGGCGTTGTAGTTTATATCAAGGCTGAAGGGCGACTTTCTAAAGAAATCATTTCGCGATCTGGTGTTGATACTGATCCCAAGCGATGGAAAGTTATTCCTACGAATGATTTTGAATTCGTAATTGATATGATCAGAGATGTTACCAAGCTAAATCCTGATGATCATTATTACATGTTCGTCATTGATTCTCTTGATTCTCTCGTTCCAAGAAATGACATGGCAAAGGGCGCAAGTGAAGCTGATCGAACTGCTGGTGGCGCACTTCTTACATCAAACTTCTTGAGGAAGATGGCTAATTATTTCTCTACCAAGGGGCATATCTGTTTCTTGATTTCTCAAGTCCGTTCCACCATTAAGATTAATCCTTACGAAAAGGGCGATCCAAAGGTTACGAACGCAAGTGGTGGAAATGCCGCTCTACATTATTCTGATTGGATTCTTGAATTCCAACAGCGTTTTCAAAAGGATATTATCTTTGGCGGACCTGATAACAAGACTCCAATTGGACATTGGTGTAAGATCATGTTCCGAAAGACTCCTAATGAAAAGACTGGAGTAGAAGTTAAATATCCAATTAAATATGGTCGCGATAATGGCAATAGTATTTGGATAGAATATGAAGTTATCGAACAGTTGAAAGCTTGGGAAATGATCGAAGCTAAGACCGCTTGGATTACTGTATGCGATGATCTATTGAAGGAGCTTACTGAAAATGGATTTACTGTTCCTAAGCAGATTCAAGGAATGGATAATTTCCGCAAGCTTCTTGAAGAAGATCAAAAGCTAACTTCTTATCTATTTGAAAAATTTATCCGAGTTTTCAAGAAATGAGATTATTTTCATTATCAGGAAAACTTGTCAGCAAGAATGTCAGCAAATATAGAATAGATTGGGATAAAAAATCTCGGTCAAATATTCAATTTGAAGTTAAACAATTTTTGCTTCAACACTGGGAAAATCATATCGTTTACGAAGAATTCCCCGTATATGGAAGCAGAATGAAGGTTGACTTTCTCAACGCGACTCGTAAGATAGCCGTAGAGGTGAATGGCGCACAACATACCTCTTTTAATAAATTCTTTCATCAAAACTCTCGCGCAAAATATCTTTCGTCTATCCGTAGAGATTATGAAAAATATGAATGGCTTATGAAAAACAATTATAAATTCATTGAGCTTGAGCAAGGAGATATGAAAGAGCTTTCAGCAGATTTTATTTTTCAGAAATTCGGTATTGAAATATGACAATTTACTCATTACAAGTAGAAAAACACGTTATTGCTGGCATCTTCAAGAATAAAGACATTCTTTGCGAGCTTGTAAACTTTGTATCAGAAAAAGACTTCTACAACGAAGTTCACTCAACAATCTTTCTTGTTTGTAAGAATTTATATCTAAACAAACAGGAAATCGATAAAGTTCTTGTAGCTCAAAAAATCAAAGACCTTGGAGTCTCTTTTAAGGATGAAGTTAATATATTTGATTATGTAGAAAGTATCACTTTCGCTCAATTAAATGAAAAAGCTACAATTGAAGCGGCGAAAGAATTAATTAAACTTCGCGTTCGTCGAGAAATGTATCATACAGGAGTTAAGATACAAAATACCGCTCAAAAACTAGGCGACGAATCTTTAAATGATTTTATTCTTAGTTGTGATAAAATCTACGCAGATAAAGTATCTAGCATTGAAATAGATGAAAAGCCATGCAATCTGTTTGAAACTATTGCTGAGAAAGTAGAAGAACGTGGCAATAATATCAAAGACGATACTGGATTAGTAACTCCTTATCCAGAATTCAATCGTCTGTATGGCGGTCTTCGTCCCGGTAACATTTATGCAATTGTTTCTCGTCCCGGTCAGGGTAAAACAACTTGGATCAATGATATCTGTTTAAAGACTTCTCTAAAGAATAACGTTAAAGCTCTAATTCTTGATACTGAAATGAGCGCAGAAGAAATGCAGTTTCGCATGATTTCTTCAGTCTCAGGAGTTCCAATGTGGTATGTAGAAACCGGAAATTGGCGCAGAAATGCTGAAATGACAAAAAAGGTCAGAGAAGCTCTAAAGAAAGTCGTAGATTATAAGTATTATCATTATAGAGTAGGCAGTAAAAATATTGATGAAATCTGCTCGTTAGTAAAACGTTGGTATTACAAGGAGGTTGGGCGCGGCAATCAATGTATTGTAGCTTATGACTATGTAAAACTAACTGGCGAAAAGATTGGTCAAAATTGGGCAGAACATCAAGTTATTGGTGAAAAGATTGATAAACTAAAAAGACTATCTGAAGAGATTAGCTGTCCTATTATCACTGCGATGCAAATGAATCGAAGTGGTGAGAATTTTAACCGTAAAGGCGCAGCAGTAGTTGATGATAGCTCTGCAATCGCTCTTTCTGATCGTCTGCAATGGTTCGCTTCGTTCGTAGCAATCTTCCGTCGTAAGACTGTTGATGAAATCGCAGTTGATGGAGAAAACTTCGGAACTCATAAACTGGTTCCAATCAAAACAAGATTCCAAGGCAAAGATGCCGCTGGACATCACGATCTGGTTAAACGTAGGAACGAACAAGGAGAAATCTCTTATCAGAATAACTTCCTTAATTTTAATGTAAATAGTTTTAATGTGGAAGAAAAAGGATCTCTTGACGATATCGTTAAGATTGAAAATGAACAATTTGAATTGAAAGATCAAGAAAAAGAAGATAGTGGAACTCTATGAACGTTAAAGATATTTTGATTGATTTGGGCTACTCTAACATTTCAGAAGGCCCAAAAGAATATAGAATGCGCCCTATTTATAGGGATTCAGATAACAACACCGTTCTTTCAGTAAAGAAAGATTCTGGTAGATTTATTGATTTTAGCAAAGGAATTACTGGATCTATCGAAGACTTAATTAAGTTATCGTTAAACCTTAAGAATGTAGAAGAAGTCAAAACTTGGATTTCTAATAAAAACATCTCTTTAGAACGAAGAGAAGAAGCCAAACCAAAAATTATTACTCAAAAAGTATATGAAAAAGATATGCTTTTTAAATTAAAGAAAGATCATTCTTATTGGATTCAAAGAGGAGTCCCAGAAGAAATTCTTGTAGAGTTTGAAGGCGGAGTTGCTGGATCAGGAAAGATGGCTGGACGGTATGTTTTTCCTATCTTCAACAGCGTAGATCAAATTGTTGGATTTTCAGGAAGAGATATCTTGAGTAGAAAAGATGCGCCAAAATGGAAACACATTGGCGGCAAATCTACTTGGGTATTTCCAGCTAAAAAGAATTCTAAAATCATTAAAGAAACTAAAGAAGTTTTTATTGTCGAGAGCATTGGAGACGCATTGTCTTTATATTCTGCTGGCGTTAAAAATGTAATTGTTTCTTTTGGTCTTGAAATATCTACTTCAATAATCAACTTTTTATTGAAATTGGATGTAACTACCATTAGAATATGTTTTAACAACGATTCCGAGAATAAATTTGCTGGCAACAATGCGGCTGAAAAGGGTTATGAAAAACTAACTAAATTCTTTGATCGAAACCAAGTCGTCATAAATTTACCTTCCAAAAAAGACTTTGGAGAAATGAATGCCGAAGAAATAACCGAGTGGAGAAAAAAGATTTAATACTATCAGCTTCCAGAATCAAAACTCTGGAAACTTGTTCTTGGACTTACTGGTGCAATTATCACCTTAAGCTTCCAGATAAATCTAATGACGGCGCAAATCGTGGCACAGTTTGCCACCTTGTATTTGAACTCTTGTTAAACAAAAAACATAAGAGTCATTATACTAAAATTCAAAAGCAAGCTTCAATCAAGGCCAGCAAAGCAATTAATCGTCTAGTAATCAAGCACATGAAAAAGCTTGATATTTATACAGATGAAAATTACGA